GGGGTAATGGTAAACACTGTGGATTAAAAATAAGAGGTAAGAACTTAGAAACTGGTATCTGTACTGACTATGAGAATGCACGTATGGCAGCACTATCTCTTACAGGTGATCCAAATAAAAATAGTAACATTCTACTTGCAGCAAGAAAAGGTGGAACAGCATATGGACATAAGTGGCAACTATTAGAAGAGAAATCTAAAAAGAAATCAGTATTTGGTGTCAATAAAAAAACGGGGTTAATTGGTCCCCGTCATGAATCAATTGCAGATGCTGTAAGATCTATTTCACCGACTTCAAAGAGTACAGGACTCATCAAAAGTCTACGCAATCCTGGTAAGTTTAGTTGGAAAGGATATTACTGGTTTTATGGTTAGAATAATTAAATACCGGATCTAAAGAAGGATAATGTACACTTTCACAAACATAATCGCCGCAAGGTGCACTATACTTATTATAAAATAATCGAATAACCATTGTTTTATTTTTATTCAATGTAAATCCAACAATATCATAATTAGAATGATCAGAAAATACTTTATTACTAAACTTACAATTTACAATTTTTTGTCTTGCATATTTAAGATTTGAATCATGCCCCTTGAAGTTAATGAAGTATTCCTCTTTGGGCAGAAGAGTTCTATTCATTTGATAATTGAGTTTACCTTTGTATTATAAGAAAAAACTGACCGACTTGAAGTACTCTTTGTGCCAGTTTGAGAAGTGTCCTAGACAGTATAACGTCCTTGTTCACGATTAAAGAATTTTCTTAACTTTCTTAATCTTGGATTCTGTAATTTTTGCCTTGGTGTTTGATAATAGTCGTCCTCTTGTCTTGTCTCTTCATATTCCTTTCTTTGGGCGCTTTCTAGGAATTGTTGAAATGTGATTTCTTCTTTTACATTGGCAATTTGAACTTTTGTAATTGGATCCCATTCTGTTGCACCAAGTGCTTTTGAATATAATGCTCTTCTCTTTCTTCTTCCTTGTTCTGGATTTTTAGATCCAATCATAACTTCTGCAGCTTTACCTGAGATCTTATCTCCTTTCTTCCCACCTGCATTTTGTACTTCTTGTGGTATGTCTTGAACTGCACGATGATATTCTTTTCCTCTAGACACTAGTTCTGTAGGATCATTCTTTTTATAATCTCCCTTGGGTAAAATATCAACGGCATGAACACCTCTTGGAGTTCTGGTGGTTTTAATTTGTCTTCTCAATCTTCGTAAAAAAAGTGCTCGATCTTGAGTTGATCGAACACCTTGTTCTTTTTCTTTTGTAGGAATTACATCTTTTGCATAGGCACTTTGAGATGGATATGATGTAATTGCCGTCTTACTATATTGATTCTTGTCATTGGTTGAGGTAAACCTTTGGCGTGTTCCACCAGGTTGAGTTCTTCTCATTCCTGATCTACGAAATGCCGCTCTTTCTGATGCATTTGCTCTTTGACGATCAAGACCAACACGACTGCGACTAGGACCTGTTGTAAGTTGTTTGAGTCTACCAGATGATGCAACTCGTCTTCCTGTACCATCAGAAGTTTTCATGACTCTAGATGCCGCTTTGGCACCTTTGAGTACTAATCTTGCAAGTGATTCATCAAGAAACTCTGAAAATGTAATCATTTACAACCGTTTTAATCTTTTAGATATTTATTAGTCCCAACTCACATTCTGAACAAGAAATCCAGGCATTACATAAGTCCATACACCAAGATCATTGTTACCACCAACTTTATATTCCCATTTGTATTCATATTTGTTGTGAGAGTCCCATGTCATATATCCTTTTTCTTTGTCAAAACGACCTTTAATGGTCAGTGCATGTTTGTTAGAATAAATGTTACGAGTGCGAAGAGCGCCACCTTTTTCACGAGTTTCAATCACTACACAGACATCTGGATAGGTTTGATTACCTGCCTCCAAAAGGCAAGGACTTTCATAACGAAATGGACGGTATGTTGTAGTCTCTTGTGCAAATGCGGGAATGGTCAGAAAAAGAAAAAGAGCAAAAAATCGTTTCATTTCAGATTACGAAGTTCGGTTGCAAGTGACAGTAGATCATCTTTGTTGACGACGACCATGCTGTTCTGAGTATTATACTGGGGAATGATCTCCAGTGCAAGAGTCAGGATTTCAGCAGTCAGTTTTTCCTCTGTATCTGCTCCTGCATTTCGTGCATCCCAAATGGATTGCATCAGTTTTTCGGCATTTTCTTTCATGTTAATAAATGTATGATTTCCATTCAGTCACATTAGACTTATGAAGTTTAAGTACAATTTTATTTTCCATTGGTTTTGGAACTCTTCGCAGTTTCATACCAGTTTGTTCCAACATTATGTTTCCTTTCTTGGTATTACATGCAGAACATGCAACGACCATGTTTTCCCAGGTATCTTGTCCACCACGGGATCTTGGTACAATATGATCAATCGTCAATTTCTTTTGTGATCCACAATACTGACAAGTATGATCATCCCGTTGATAGATCAATGACCTGGTGGGTTTTTGAATCATAATACGGCTCAGTGGGATTTTAACATAATCAATGAGTCGTATGACTCTTGAAGAAAGAACTTGTGCTTTTTCTTTTAAGAGTAATACGACTGCACGTTTCCAATTTGTAAAATTAATTGGTTCGTAACTTGCATTGAGTACAAGAACCGTATGATGGGGATGTAATTGTAAGTGATCCATCATTCTTCTGTGACTTACAATCTATCTAGACATCATTTGTTCATCTGAAGTGTGGGAATGGGAAGACCACCTTCGGTAGGAACATAAATGGTCACATTACCATTCTTGCTACCATCTTCAATACCAGTGATATACAAATACTGAAGATACTCACGATTATCTTTCAGACTATTACCGATGATTTGGTTTGCCTTGGCAACACCTTGAGCACGGATGATTTCGGCATCAGCAAGTTGTTGTGCAGAATCTTTCTTTGCTTGTGCTTCCAGAACTGCTACCTGACGAGTATATTCTGCTTTCTGCAGTTCTGCTTTACCTGCAAGAGATTGTTGCCATACATTGTATTGTGGACCACCAATAAAGATGAGACCACCAACCACAATCACGCCAACTGCTACGAGAGCAACACCAGCATCAATAAATCCGTTTTGTTGTTTCATAATTTACCTCAGTTATAAGTACAGAGTTGAGTGATACGACCATATTGAATACCCTCAGACCATTTGCCTCCAGCACTGATACAATCTTGTTTGGAAGGAACAATAGAGTTGCCAGTAGCAATACTAAACAAAGCAGCACATCCAATGCCAGCAATAGCAACAACAATCAGCAACTCAATAAGAGTGAATCCGTTTTTCATTTAGAAGAAACGTTAGTTTTGAAGATAGCATTGGCAAGGAAGATAATAGCAAAATTCTGCCAGAAGGACAAGGTTACACCAAACCAAGACAGAATGAGACCAAGCAACCATGCTTCAAATAGAAGTCCAGCAGTTGCAAGGACAATTACACCAAATACAACACCAAGAGCAGTAGAAGTTTTCATAGATCAGATTGATTCAGTTACCAGTTTAGCACCCTTGAACTTGGATCGGGCACTTTTGTTTTTGGTATCCACACCAGTTACCACGGCAACTTGAGGAGTGCTGGAACCAGTGTAGAGTAGCACATCACCTTTGTTCAGAGCACCAGGAGTGCCGACGTAATGAGTTTCTTTGCCACCCATAGTGGCACTAAAGGTGTAAGGTACAACTTCTTCCAGATCTTTCTTATCAAAGACATGAATTTTACCAGTACCCTTTTCTTCGATCAGGTATTGGTTGCTACTGTTGGTACCGATGTGAGTACCATAGGCAACCACACCATCAACAGTGAAAGAATAAAGAGTTTTAGTGTCAGCAGTCATTTCAGTTTCCTCATCGTAAAGTTTTAGATCGGTTCCGTAAGCACAAAAAGATTGATTGTTATGAAGATATTTGCAAGAGTATTGTCCTCCATAACCATAATTATTATAAATGCAAGTAATCTTGGCAGGTTTCTTTCCGTATTGTTTGGTGACAATATCACCAACGTTGAATTGTTGCGTCATAATTAAAGAGATTCAACTTGTGAAAGAAGATTATCAATATCCTCCATGGATTGATAACCAATTATATCATCCGTGATGGGAGTATCATAGCAGATTTCCCAGTCTTCTTCAAGTCCTTTGAGAATTGCCACCTCATACAGTCCTTCTTCATAACCATAAGAACCAGGGAATTGTACAACACTCACACCATATCCATTTGGAAAAAAGTGTCGTGCCGCAATACCATCTGGCATATTGCCGTGTGGATAAAATGCAAGATCACCAAAGTTCATAATCAATTACCAAAACGGGTTTTCCAAAGTTGATTAGATTCGTGCCTCATTTGTTCAAGCATTCTAAAACGTTGCCGAATTTCAGAGTCTTCTGGCATTTCATGAAGATTTGGACATGCAACATATATCCAATCTGATGCATGGCACAAGATGTCATTCAAAAGATCGTGCTCTTCAAATGTGAATTCCATCATGACAGGTTGTTGATCACAATAGTTTTTAGCGGTGAGTTCTGTAGAAGAGTTCAAGGAAATTCCTCAATCAACAAATGTATTGTACTGGATTTGATGCCAAAGTAGAAAATTGTTGTGCCACTCAAAAAACTGGCACAACCTCAACATCAAAGCATCCCTGTTCTTTAACATGCTTCTCCCACATGCAAGCATCCTCAACTTTATAGAAAGTTGCCACTTGTTTCGACACTGATTTCTTTTTGTTTTTGTTGTAAATCACTTGGTACTTCATGAGGATTTTCAATAAAGATTTCGATTTGAGTTTGTTTATTCCAGTGCCGTATAACGCCAGCAATAATGAAACAGTTAGTAACCAAATAAGTTGCAAAGATAATTGTTCGAATCATTGCAACTCTATCTGATTCTTTGTCACACTTGGATGCCTTTTCACCCAGTGCTTTTGCCCACCATCTCCATGGGTTCTTAGGTTTCATAAACTGTTTCTCTTGATTTAATATATTCTAATTCATTCCACTGACTTGAATAACAAAGAACTAGCAGTCTTTCATTTTCATGAAGGCAACATGCTTCATAGTTTTCAGAATCTTTAAGGCGTACTAATTTTTCAATTGTGATATAGTCATTGCATTTAAAATATACCCAACCCTCAATGCCTTTTCCGTTGTTCCATTTTACATAGTCATTGACCTGTGGAATGTAATTCATTATTCAAGTGATAAACAAATCAACAATGCGGGAAGTTTCTTCGCCAACGAGTTCAAACTTGTGTGAATTCACCACACGCTCCATAATACGGTCAGTGTAACGATCATCAAAGTCATCAGATTCTGAAAGAATTTCAAATGCTTCTGCGTCAGATCCTGCAATCAGACTCACTGTTCCACCATATTCGGAAGAAGGAAAGGGAACCCAGTAGTTGACGATATAAAGATACTTCATTTTTTTGTGTAAATTACTCCTTAATTGTAGTTGAATGTTTGAGATTTGTCAATTCACATAAATTCTTGAATATAATAATCAACTGTCACTTCTAATTCCGCTGCTTTTCTCTCAATTTCAAGTTCGATTGCCATTTTACTTTCTTCTTGATAATGATTGTATTCGGAACGTTGATAGAAATTAAATTCTTCCATTTCAGAGTGTTTCATAAAATCATTAAGTGCGTTCAAAAATTGTGATATTTCGTTATCATTCATTTGCATTGTGGATGATTTTTACCAACAACTTCACATACTGATGGTTGGTCATACATCACATAAGAATTCTTATGTTCTACTTGATAAATTGTCCATCCAGCAATAATTCCAAAAACAAAAATGATTGAGTAGTGTGACAATTTCAAGGTTGATCTCCCTTTAACCCACTTATTGTAGGAGTATTTGAGTGTTTTGTGAGTAGTTGTGGACAGTTCAAAAAGTGTCACCCAACAACTCGCCAACAAACGACAGTATTACCTTTTCGTGTAGATTCGATGTGAGCAAATGCTGCATAACTCATGTCCAAATCTGCATGGGAATAAGGTCCACGATCATTGATTCTTACAATCACTTGCTTAAGGTTGTCTTGGTTTGTTACCCTAATCCTCGTACCCATAGGAAGATAAGGATGAGCTGCAGTCCAACGATAAGCATCAAACCTTTCCCCGTTAGCGGTGATTTGCCCATGAAATCCGTCTCCTACTCCGTAATATGTAGCAATACCACAAGTCAATCCAGCAATCAAAGTTTCAATCAAAATCAGTCTCCTTAGTTTGATTTACGAATGATTTTAACAAGGTTTTCTCCCCTGGTGAGTTTTTGAGATTCCAATCCAGTCACCTCAAGACCACGGGCGATCATTTTTACCATTGATTCTTGTGCAGTCTCTAAGTCAAAATAGACTGCCCACATTTGTTTTTCTTGATAGATGTAACCGACTTTGTAAAAATCATCAATAATTCTCATAAAAGATGGCGGGGAAGATTCTTTCTTGGAAACATTTGACCAGTTTCAATCAAATATGTGATATACAAGGTTTCTTCCTGTTCCCGTGCTTCAATTTCATGAGGTTGATCTTCATAGTCAAGATCTTCTACCTTTGTGGACCCATAGTACATTTTACCACGCTTTTGTCGCAATGAACCAAAGACCCACTGCCTGACATGCACCAACTCATGGATCAATGTTTTGGTATAAGTTTCCAAATCCATATTTGTCTGCAATTCAATCAAGAATGCCCTTGGTCTTTTGTGATCGTCTTCAAAATCACACCATCCATAGACAAATTCCCTCTTCAATCCACGATGAACAATGCGAAGATCAATTATATGCCGTGGCATATACCGATTCATAAACCAATCGGTAACACTCTCACAGATGCGTTTCCGATAACCATATCCAGACATTTGAAGGTAATACATGACAACCAATGAAGAAACCAAATGAACGATGAAATGAAAATCAATTTGTCAGTCGTCGTCATTGTCAGTAGGTATCATAGCACGGAACTCTGATGATTTCAGACCATCTCCTCACGTATCCAGGATTCCAGTAGTCTCCTGAAATATATTCTTCACGATAAACACGCCTATCGCACATTGGAACATATGGTCTTACATAATATGGGCGATCATATGTAAAAGGTCTCCAAAATTGATCCCATGTAATTGCTTGTGCTGAGGATGGGATAAAAACTAAAGGTAAGAGGAAAAAAAGTTTTTTCGAGGTAGTGGACATGGGTGATTTGTCTGAACTAAAACAAATATAAAGCACTTCGAGACTTCTGAAGTGCTTTATATGCCAGTTATTAAAGTGTCCACTTAAACGTGTTTTCTCCAAATAAATTGCTTATCTGGTTGTTTTGGTTTGGGATTATCTACACCAGTAATTAGGTGCATTCCTTCCCAAACTACAATTGCAACAACCGCAGAGACTGCTGCAACAATAATATTAGTTCTCATAATTAATCAATGTGTGTGACAAACTTTGTCTGCATGGCAGTGAGGTACCTTAGAACTAAAATGCATTTCACCGTGATAGATTCCAAATCCCACAATAGAAAGAAATGCTGGGACAAAAACTGCAATTGCATAAGGAGTCAGATTGTCCTTAATCTTAGAGATATAATTCATATTTCTCAATAAAAGTTTTTTTTTATTTAGTATTAATCATCATAAACTCTACATTCAAGAGCGTGTGGATGAGTGTCACAATAAAGTTCCAATGAAGTTGGATCGTGTTCGTCATCTGGATGGTTTACCTTATAAGATTCTAATGCCTTAAGTTCTTCTTCAGTATGTCTCCTTGCTTGCGGAGATATTTGTGGATCATCCAAAATTTCTTTGTCTTTTTGAATGTGTTGGTCGATGTTTTCCATTTTAGTGGTTTGATGATACTTATTTATTTTTAACGTGGTGTGCAGTCGCCTTTACCTTCAAGAGAACGAACCATCAATTCAGTAAACTTTTCCATTTTTTGTGCAGAAACTGTTTGTGGCGCATAAGTAATAGCATCTTTAAGTGCTACAAGTTCATTCCATTCTTCGATTGAGAGGTTTGCTGTTCCAGTTTTTGTAAGAGTCATAGTATTTTTGCGATGTGTCCCAATGTTAGCATTCTAATACATTACTATCTAGAAACTTAATGTTTTCTTTGGGATCGCGTTACAATACTTAACAGTTAACCTTTGTTGAAGAATGGACCAAAGAACCCAGAGTCACCAGACTTTCGCCCTTCCAGTTTATCCAAAAGACTATCGGTTGTTTGTAAAGACTCGATTCTTGAAATTAAATCAGCAATTACACTACAAACCATAGGGCGTTCTTGTCGTGCTGCATATGCCAGTGCATTTCGTAATGATGCTTCTGCTTCTTTCAGACTAGTTTCTACGCTTTCAGAAAGTGCCATTTTTTAATCTATCCTCACATTTAGTATAAAAAGTTCCGTTTACATAACAGGATTTACCTGGTTCGTAGTATTTTACCACAGGTATTTGTGGTTTTTGATATTCTACCACATTTTTTACGTGGCAGAATATATTGTATCCACAAATAAGAGTTTCAATCATTCTTTGATCCAAAAACCATCATCAGTCATTGTATATCCTTCAGCAATCATTTCATCATATGTTTTTGTTTTTGACAATTCATTTCCAGTAACCCAAGAGGGATATTTATTCACTTTTTTAAGCATATAAGATCCATCACCTTGATCTATCCATTCAATTTGATCACCTTCTTTAAGGTCTGCTGCTTCCAGTAGATCATCAGGAAAAGATACAAAGTATTCAGTTTCGTCAGTCTCTGCAATTTTAGTTTCTTCAACAGGAAGAACCCACTTTTTTACTTTATCCTTTTTTTGATTAGCAATACCATATTCAAGATCACTATGACCCCATATATGCATACCATCATCTTTTACTTCTTCTGGGTAATAATACTCTTCCCAGAAATCATTCCAAGACTTTTTACGTTCGGGTGATGGATCTTCCTTATCACTCACAAGATTTTCTTTTTTCTCAACATATTCATCATATGCTTGAATATGTCCTTTACCATTACCATTCAAAAGTGCAAGAAGTTCGTAACAGCGAGAAGTCTGATTTTTATAGCAATAATAATTATCTTCAACTACTTTACGAATGCAGTCATAAATTTCTTGTGGAGATGCTTCTGCGGAGTTTAGAGCATCTTCTACCCAAGTCTCAAGTTTTTCAAGAGAATGCTTTTTGTAATCAGAGTCCATCAAGGTGTTCCTTAATTGCTTGTTCCACTATAACCTGAATCTCTTTGGAAGTCAACCCATTAAGAAACTTCCATTTTGGGTCTTCTGGATCCCAGTCCATGGTGAACGATCCGTCCTCGTTCTCTGTTATTTCAAGTGTATCTTTCATTGTTCAAAAATAGATGAAAATTTTTGGTAGTGAATATGTCTAAAGTTTTTCCATCTTTCAAAAGAAAAACTTTTAAAATCTTTATTTTTTTCAATTGTTCTGAATATAAGTTTTCGTTCATCCTTACCCCAAATTCCAGTTAAAAAATGAATGGTTTTAATTCTGGAATCACTTTCCACATAGTTAATATTTGGATTGTATAATTCTTTTTTCAATATTTGAATTTTTTCTCTATCATCAATTGAATTATAATATTGTGTTAAAAGAACAGGACCGCAGATTAGTCTAATATAAAGATTTTGTTTTTCATGAATAAAATCATCAATGATTTCATATTTATAGAAATTTTCCACACACTTTTCAATTATTTCTTTTAGCATGTGGTTATTTTTTTTAGAGCACATTAAAGAGTTCTGTATTATTTCATCTCCATGTTCACTACAAGATTCAACAAATACTAAATCTTTATTTAAATCATGATAAAAATTTTCAGAACAGTAATAATCCATGTCTGCATAGATTCCCCCATATTTGTACAAAATACAAAATCTTGCAAAATCCAATTGAATTATGTGAAATGGTAAAGAATAATAAAATTTAACATATTCTGGAAATTCAGATTCAATGAATTTATCTATTTTTTCATCATCCCACATAATATGCTCATATTCATCTATTGGGAATTTTTCTTTCCAAGATAAATGACACTTATCCCAAACAAAATTCCAAAGTTCCTTATTTTTTGGTGCCATTTGATGTATTATTTTGGGTATCATTTTTTTCATAAATGACATATCAATTATCTTGTTCCCAAGTTTGTTTTTCAGCTTTACGAAGTTTTTTAAGTTCTTTCATCATATCTTTAATTTCTTGATATGCGATTTCTGGAGACATTTTATCGGAGATTTCAAGTCCAACAATATATTGAACTTTATCACCAAAACGAGCAAGTGCTCTTTCAAATTCAGTTAAAGTTTCATACATCGAAATATTCCTTCCAAGGATTTTCTGTAAGAATATCTATACGGGCATCAATAGAGTTTTCCATACGATACAATTCATTTGTGAGACCTATGTTTTCTTCTTCCAACTTACCAATTCGGTCTTCCAATTCAATTAGTTTAGAATACACATCATCATCTAAAATTGGATCAATAGATGGTGAAAAAAACCATTCAATAAATTTTCTCATAATACACCCACAGATTTAAGATAGTTTCTATATGCCATATACCTTCGGATACTTGGTTGCCCTTCAACATTTAATTGATGGCAGATCTCACAGTAGCACAACCACTCATACCAAGGTGTAGTAGGATCTAAAACATGGTATGGATAATCAGAGTTTTCCACCTACTTGCCCTTCATAAATTTTGGATTCAGGGAAACCTTCCTGCCGTCCTTTAAGAATGTAACGGGTCGCTGATATACACTCATTTTCAGTGAGAGACGTGACCAATCCATTTCCGTCAAGATCGGTTGAGTCCCAGAGTCCATATTTTTTTTGGATAACATAGAAACAATCATCAATTAGTTTCTTTTCGGTCATTTACTTTTTTTACAGTTTCGTGAAGTTGCTTGAGTGCCTCAATGGTTTCGGGAGTTTCTTCCCATTCCCAAGAGTTTCCGTTTTTGTCTACAAATGTGCGTTCAGTCATACTTATAACTCAGTTGAATGTCTTTCTTTTTGAGATTGTATCGGTCAATGTGGTTTTGACGATGTGCTTCGGATTGAAAATAACACTTTCGTGTATCGTTTCCATCTTTATGAACCAATTTCCAAGGGAATTGATCAAATGGAAATTCTTCTTCCCTGTTTTGGGAGGTAACTTGTTCACTTTTTTTTGGTCGTCCCATAATTTAAGTAGGTTGCTCCACCTTTTGAGTATACACGGTATCAAACAGTTCGTCAAGTATTTGGTTGCATTCCTGATATTCTTTACTATTCAGGACGGTTTTTTCAATTTGATATCGACGAACAGAATTGTAAATTAATTTATACTGTTCAGATGTAAAATTCATTAGTCGTAAAGGTTTTGCTCTTGTTGAACTCGGTCTAAATGATGGTAAATTGTAGCATTTGAATACTGAAATTCTTCAAAACGCTGAGGATTATTATCTCTCATTCTTGAGAGCATATTGATCCAGTCGTAGCGTTTATCCACGACCCAACCATATCTGTGTTCATCATGAATCATATCAAAAATCGTCATCATTAAGTTCTACTCCATCAGTAAGTTCTTTCATTCTTTCAAAGAAAT